CATCCAAGGAAACTATCCGTATATAATTTTCTATAAAATATACAGGGTCTTCCATACATTTAGTATATTCCTTAACCTCTTCCTTTGTCCACTCTTGAGCGACATTGGCCTTTTTCAGGTTGGGATTACCTAAATAGACTGCATCAGTCATCATCTTTACCCTTTATCATCTTCTGAAGTTCAGCAGTACTCCCCACAAATAATGCATTGGTAACACTCTTAGGAGCAGTGTCAGGAACTTCTTTTAATTTCCTCATCTTCTCTTGTAAGTCACCCAACTTTTCAGTAACCTCTGCTACTTGTTTGATAAGATTTCCAGCAACCTCATATCCTCTTGGATGTTCGCCTTCCTTTGCGATTTCCAATATTCCATCAATTGCAGTTGAACCCTTTTCAACCAGATTGTAAAACTGTTTTCTTTGGTAATCATAATCATTTTGAATATCATCAGACATGCCTTCTAATAACTCTTCTGCTGAATACATAGGTGAAGAATTTTGTGCCTCTTTAGATAGGGGGGGAAGTTCGGCAAGTACTTTATCTACACCATCCCATACACCAAGAGCTTTGTCTATTTTTCCAACCATTTTATATATTTATAGTCAAAAAATCTGTAGACATATACTCCATAATATTTTTTCTATTAACAACAACACCATCTTCTGTTATAGCCAATACATTATAATTTGGTAGTAAAGGTAGAATCATCTCTGTTTGCACAGAAAAAAGCATTTCAGACTTTACCACTGTATATGCATATTCTTTATCCCATCTTGCAACAAAATTTCTAAGTTCCATTTTACATTTTAAAAAATCTTCTGGTTTCGTCCAGTGATCAGCATACCATATCATTTTACGATCATGGTGAGTATTAATAGCAAATTTTTCAAATGAAGGACATAAAAAAAAGGGCTGATAGTTTTCCATAGGAAACTTTTCTATATTAATATTTTGGAGTTTACTAAAAGATTGTGTTATTCTTGTAAATCTGGTTATATTCCACCAATTATTATGATTATAATCATAATCATTTTCTGATTGTGTGTATCTTTCGGTGTTTATATTTCTGCTATGAGGGTATCCTGTACTTCCAAATAATCTATCAGCTTCACTTCCTGTAGTAAAAATATTTGTGTCTATATTAGCGACACCAAAAAGATTACCATCTGCAAATTCATAAGATAAGTGACCAACAATATTTTTATATCCTTTTGGATAAACAGTTATTGATGTCTCATCTCCCATTATTATTCTAAGTTGATCTTTTGGACAAACTTCTACTAGAGCATAAAGAACAGCAACGCTATCAAGACCACCAGAATAAAGCAAATCTATTTGTTTATTCATATCACGCAATTCTATAGCTCTCTCAAACATCATATCTGAGAATGATGGTAGATTATCCGTGTATTCATAATCAACTTTGGGATAATGCCTCTGAGACATATTAAATAGAAATTCTTTTTCACCAAGTTTATCATTAAGAAACCAAGAGGTGGGTCTATTAACTTTTTTTAGATAATATTGTTCTTCTTCTAATTTAAAATTAAATTCTTCTTTAAAATCATCATCAAATTCTTGCCAATTTTCTATACCAAACTTATTAATAATATATGTTAACCAAGCTTGTCTATAGTCATCACTAATATAAACAAATTTTGTCATAATAAGGTGTTACTATTCATCAGCTCCTGTAACTGGGTTATAGTTTTTAGCATCTTCAAAGAACGATGTCGTTTCATTGAACCCAAAATCATCATCAGCTGACGCAGCTGTCGGCGAAGGTGTTACTGCATATCTCTGTTCTCTCTTCGGAGACTTATCAGGCATATCCGCATATTGATCTGCCTGTGCAGTTTTGATAACCTTACTAGATGTAACAGGTCCGTAAAGATAAAACTTTGCAGTAAAGTCTAAAGAATAAATGATAGACCGCCTGGCCGTAAAATCCCCCTGATAATTGTCTTCATAACCAACATTTGTCAACACAATGGGCACATCTCTCTTGATACCCATATCAGGCATATCATTCATTGTGATTGTATAATCTGGTTGAAAATATGGAAGGATTTGTTCTACGATCTGTAGAGCATCATCAGATTGTTTTGAAAGGATATACAAACCAAAATTGATATTATACGGCACGGGCATATACTGTGCGTCTAGCTGTTTTGTAGTATTGCCCTTTACCTTTTTAAATTGTTGAACACGATTTAATTTCCGGCTGGCATCATAATTTAAGCCAGTTATTTCAAATCCAATACGAGGTAGTGTTACAGCAACCTGTTTTCCAAGATCAGGATCGTCTTGTAAACGTACTAGAAATTTCTGCCTAGGCCCATATGCTAGGGGAACCTTCATTGTCTGTGTAATATCACCATCATTATCCTTCCGTACTAAATGTATATCGTTGAAAATTGTACCGAAAGATACTACTATTTTTCTGATGGATTCGTGATAGAATTGTTGTCCTAGCATTATGAAGCTTCTCCTGCGTCACCAAATGGATTCGATTCAGTGAAATCCAATATGGTATCGTCTAAACTGTCAAACAACTCATTTTGAGCTGTCTTGTCTGTACTCATGTCACCTACTATATATGATTCTTGTACGATGTAAGAATCATTCTCAAGCTTCAATTTCTCGCCGACAGAAGTAGAATCATTTTCGCCCAAGGTATTGTCTCCGTCTGTTTCTTCAGCTATCAAATCGCCGTCAGCAAGTCTTTCTATTCTAAAGCTCTCATTTACAGCCGAGGATTGTTCCAGAGTGAACTGGTATTTCAGAGTATCAATAGATAAATTATCTTCGATTTCATCTATAGCTGAAATACCTGTATCAAGAGTTTCTGACCCATACTCAAATAGGCGACAACGTAGTTTGTAAACTGGATTATTGTCTAACTGATGAAACGGTTCATCATGGTCTACGAAATTAACCTCAAATAACTTGCCAAGGATGGGGTGGTAAACTGCATCTCCTTCCTGAGGCCTATCGGCATCTGTATTTGCCGTATCCTGTATAATATAGAAACTACTACCATCTAATTTTTCTGTACTATCACTCGTTTCTGATTCTTGGGCGATAGAGCCACCAGTTGTATCTGTTCCATCTTCAATTTTCATCTGAGCATCCATTGTTTGGAATCTTTCTTTAGATACAACAAATGTAGCTTCACTCAAATTTTGCAAACCGAACTGAGACATCAACTCTTGCTCTCCAGCGAAACCGGCCGAAGCGTCTTCCATGTACATTTCTATAAGATGTTGACTGTTGAACTTGGATAGAGAATCTGCCCCCATCAAAGTATCCTCTGCTACGAGAGTTCTGTCTAGGTAATAGACATCATGGCCATATATCTGGATAGCTTCAGTCACCAAATCCCGATAGAGGTTCTTTTCTGAGGTTATGGCTTGTGACCCGCTAGTATGGAAATGTTTATTAACCGCCATTTAGCCCACCATATAATTCACTGGTAACTCAAAGAACATTTGTATCTGCTCCTCTAATTTCTCTTGTTCTTCCTTCCCAGCTGTATATATTCCCACTCCATCCATTTCTACTCCGCCCAACATAGTTACACCTTTAAATTTGGACAAATTTGCCCCCCACTGTTTTTTAATCAGAGCAGTAGCATATCTTTTCAAGAAAATGTCATCATAGATATCAGTGTATGTGGTAGGATCAAGCTTCCTATAACATTCTATAAGAATATAATCTGAATCAGCAGTAAAATCATTTGCCCAATCCGCATCTATGTACAAACGATTTTGGTGTTGGTTAAACCGTATTGGGGTTTCGCCTACGAGAATGTGTTCTATTAAGTCTAAATTATCCATAGCCATCTGATACTGAATAACAGATGTAGATGACAAATCATATAGGTCATTCAGTCTCAGTTGGTATTGAACATCGAACATGTTACCACCGCCGCCTGTGCCGGTGAGGGGGAAAACCTGCACCACCGATATGACAGCATTTGGGAGCGGTATGTAATTTGAACCCTCTTTCCAGGTGGCCGTGATAGAATCATCAACGGTATCTGTACCAGTTGTTGACGCATCACTTCGAGCCCGTGTAACCTCAGCAGATGTTATCAAATGTTTCAGATACATTTTTTCAATACCATCGTAATGATATTGAGCGAAATATTGTAGTGCTTCATCTATACGATCATCTGCTTGGTCATCTGATACGTTAATATCGACAACTCCATCACCAAGAGCTCGTAAACAATAACTTTTAAAAGTTGCTTTTGTTGTGGGTACAGCCATAAACTCTTCCTTTATAGATATTTATAAGATACAGTATTAGGGCCAAACTCCACAGTCTTATCCAACCAAGGCCCATGTCTTTGAAATCCCACTGATTTATATGTTCGCAAAGCAGATTTTCGAGGCATACTCCAAATTAATTCACAATCCTCTTTTTTAGCCAAAGATATAGCATTATTTAACAAAACTTGACCCAAACCCAATCCTCTATGGTTTAAATCTACCCACAGGCCACGGGAACGATATACATGTTTATCAGTTCTAAATCCACTATTTACGCCTACCAGAAAGTCTTCAATAACAACACCAAAAAACGTAGGTTCATATTTATCAAATATAGAAGAGTCTTTAGTCAGGCCTGTATCAGCTGACCAAATTAAACTGCTCATCGGTTCGATCTTACTCTTTCTGCCTGGCCATAAACTTTCGGTCCAGACAGTAAAAATATCGTCAAAACTAATTTCCTTTATTATATATGTTGGGATATCAAATTCGGGCATTATATATAGTCCTATGAGAATTGGATTGGTGGCTACTTCACGCAGTGGCTCTACATTATTTCGAAGTTATGTTTGCAATATGCTTGGCCTAATGGACTCTGGATCATGGTTGAAACACAACTCCTATGCGAATATTGAAGAGACAGAATTTGCTAAAGAGCATCATCTCTTAAAAGTCTTACCTCACTATATATCAGAACAGCCAGAGGAGGTTCAAGAAGTAACCAAAAACTTCACAAGTATATGGTTGCATCGTGAAGATATTGTTGCTCAATTTCTAAGTCATGTTGCTAGGCTTAGAACTGGTGTAAACCATATCTACAAAATAGAAGACCGGCCGAAAATAGAGAATCTTAGTCTCAAAGCTTCAAGACAAGAATTTTCTCTCTTTAAAAAAAGATTAGATTGCTTTTGGAATACCTACCACCAATATCATGCCGGAGAGCCTCTAATTTCTCTAGAGTATTTTTTATCAGACCCCTCTACTAACTTAGCAAAAATAGCAAACTTTTTTGAGATAGATTCTAACCATGTTGTTAATATTCCTGTGCCTGTTGAATTAGCAATTAATTACGAACACAAATTTAAAAATTATAATAAAATAGTAGAGTGGTTTGAGGATTATGGGTAATTTTGCTGTAGTCTGTGTAACTCGTTCTGGGAGTTACTATTTTTATGAGTATCTGTGTAAGACCTTTGGCTTGGTTGAAGGTAGTGAGTGGTTTGGTAGAAACAAATCAGTCAACCTAACAAA